ACGCGATGTCCGAGGGCGAAAGGTATCAAGGATTTTCAAATGCGACAGCAGAAGCGCAATACAGAAAGAATCAAGTCCTTCCCCCTAAAGACACGAGCGGCAAAACGAAGATGGCGGCGATAAAAGAAGGCGTTGCCGAAACGTTCTTCCGTGGCAGGTTTGGAACGTTGCCATACACACAACAATATGCCGAGGTTCGGAAGAATCTGTTTAACGTTTTAAGCGTAAATGGAATACAGCGCGATCTTGCCCTAACTGAAATAGCAGGCATATACGATTCGTTATCGCCCGAAATGTACGATCTTGTTTCGCGTGCTATTGTTTTATCTGACCTTGTAGAGTCCTATAAAATGGGGACATACACGGGAGATGTTGATCCTGATACGGGAGAAATCAATCTTCCTCTTTTCCAAAGCATTGGTCAGGTTTATTTCGAAATGGAAAACATACAGCGCGCGGCGATGTCGGCAAGATATAATAAAATAATTGTTTCCGAAACGAATACGGGGAAGAAGAAGTTCGCGCCGGGGCGCGCTGTTAATGCGTTTGAAAACTCTCAACTGTTTCAGATCTTATCGCGACGCCGCGATATCATGAATGAGGTTCGCGCAGAACTATCCGCTATCGGGCGAAAGGTTGGGTTTGATCCGACGATGTATTTCACGCGGCAGGATTATATGGCGCACATTGTAATCGAGTACAACAACCTTAATGCCGACGATAAGGCGCGACTTCATTCGTCTGTTCTCGGAAAATATCTTAAACGGTCTGGTAGTATTAACGAATACGTTACCGACCCGGCCATTGCCGACTATCTTGTTTTACAAAAAATGAATCGCGATATTGTAAAGATGAACTTGCTTGGATCGATTCAGGACTTAGATATATCTAAGTCAATTAAGGATGGACAAATCCCGGATGGGTATGAGGCCGTATACGCAAGTCAGTTTAACTTGGGGTTGCCGCAACAATATGTTTATGACATGGTTGATGCAACCATTGAAGCAATCAATTCCTCCGACATTACGGAAGGTGTATTGACCGAGGAGTTGACAGAATCCATTAAAAAGAATTATGCAAACAAGAGAATGGTGATTCCCTCTGCGGTTGTCAAGGCGGTCATGCCCTTTGCCACCGCTCATAATATCCATGCGGTGGATAAGGTTGCGCGTCAGGTTGTACATTCGATGAAATGGATGTATACGGTTGCTCCGCATCGCGTTGTTCCGTTTACAATCCGAAACGCAACGGGTGACCTTGAGTTTGCATTAAGCACCTTCCCCGGCGCATTGCGCAAAAAATATTGGTCAGAAGCAAAGAACGCGATCGTCATGTTTTTTGCGACGGGAAGAACGGCGATTGATGCAGATACCGGGGTAAACCTGATGAAGGAATGGATTAAGACGGGCGCGTTACAGGGAACGCTTACCGAAACGACGCTTTCTGTTTTTAATTCGCTAGGGCAATGGGAATATAAGGAATCGACTGCGTTCAAAAACTATGAAAAGGAAAACGGCACCACTTCCGACAAAACACAAAAACAGAAAGCAAAAGATATGTTCAAGTCAATGGAAATGTTTTTGAAAAAAGCCGGGCATAGATATTCTGATATCCTGTCTGCAAGAGAACTGTTTTTGCGGTACATGGTGTTTTCATATTGCTACAAGGAAGAACTTAACAACAAGTCCGAACTCCCTGCCTTTTATGGGAAATCTATTCCCGCACATATTCAAGGTCTTAAATCTCGTGCGGATAAGGCGGGTCAACTTACGGAGGACGCGATCGGAAATTATCGGGACACTTCTGTCTTCTCAAACAAGATGCGTCCGTATCTTTGGTTCGTGTCATGGCTCGAAATTAAAACTAAACATATGGTTCGCCTTACCAGAAACTGTTTATATAAAAATCCTGCGGTTTCCGAGGCGATGGGCTATAAACTGGCAGAGCGTCTAGGATTAAAAACCCCGTCGAAGTTTCGCGCATATATGCTTGGCAGAACGTTTGGCGGGTATCTCGTGTTTTTCGCCGCGCTTGCACTTTGGAATGGCGTGTTTCGCGAAGAAGACGACAAACTTCTTCCTGATTACGTGAAAGAGTCTCCACACATTACGTTCGGTCGAATCAACGGCAAGATTGTTTATTGGCAAGGCTTCGGCGCGCTAACAGACGCGCTCAATACGTATGGCTTGTGGAATATTGGAGAGGATATTAAGGACGTTATCAATCTTCGCGCGTCGTGGCAAGACAAACTCAAGGATGTCCTTCTTTCGCCCGCGATAGAAACGCTATCGTCTATGAATCCGCTTGTTTCCGGATTCCAGTCAATGATAACCGGGGTTAAAATGTTTCCTCCCGGCGCGCCGGTGTCAAGCCTTCCGGAGCATGTCTTTGACATGGCAGGATTGGGTGGCGAGTATGACGCGCTGACAAAGCCGGGAACAGATAAAGCGCAAAAATACCTGCTCAACCGGCTTGGAATTAAATATGCCGACGCGCGGGAACAGGAATATTGGACGGCAAAAGACCTTGTGTCCGACTTTAAGGACGCCGCCGGAATCAGTAATTCCGGAACTTCGAGCGGCAACAAAAGGTCTACGGCGCTATATTATTATAAAATGGCGATTCGCTATGGAGACATGGACTCCGCCAAAGAATACTTGGCAAGATATATTGTTTTGGGCGGCACTAAATCAGGGATGAAAACAAGTTTTTCGTCTATGAATCCGCTATATGGACTAGATGCCGAAGAAAAAGCCGCTTTGAAAGAATGGCTTGCTGACGACGAAATAGAAATAATGTATAATGCAATCGAATACTATAACGACATGGCAACTATCGGCTTAGCATTTGCCGACGAAAATGCTAAATAAAGAAAAAAATATATTGTAAACGGAGGTACACACACATGGAATTTTTTACTTGGATCGGACTTGGAACATTTGCCGGAGCATCTGCCGCAACGCTTCTTATCGTTCAATACTTTAAGGGTGTAATTCCCAAGGCGATTGACACGCGTCTATTTGCGTGGATTGTGGCGCTTATTATTTTATTGTGCGTTGTTGCTTTTACAGACAGAAACAACCTTTCTGCCTATGGGATCGCGGTTCTCAACTCGGTGTTAGTTGCAACATCTGCAATGGGCGGATACGAAGTAACGTTCCAAAGACTGGAAAAAATGAATTCAAATAAGTAGGGGAGAAAATTATGTTAAATGATTTTATTAGGCTTGTTTGTTCCGCAATAGGAGGTGAATATGTTTTTGGCGCACAGGGCGGCGACGAAGACCATGACGGCGTTCCGGAGTGGGATTGCTCCGGGCTTGGGGTATGGGCGCTTCAGAAATTAAACCTTCTTTCGTATGACACGACGGCGGCAGGGCTGTATTCTCTTTGCGATAAGATTGAACGGTCAGATATTTTGGTTGGCGATTGGGTTTTCCGCGCCAATTTAGCCGGAGAAATTAAGCATATTGGGTATGTAGTCATGCCTGACATCGTTGTTCACGCGAAGGGGTCTGCTTACGGCGTTATCATTGAACCGCTAGACCGAAGCGAGTGGAATAAGTTTGGGCGCCCCTCCTTTTTCAAAAAAGAAATAGACGACGGCGGGGTTTTAACTAATCCGTTCCCGGAGCCCCGGGTAGACCATATATCGAACGTTGTTTTTCGCGGCTCCGACGCTCGGTGGTTTGTATGGGAGTTGTGCAAAAGGGGGCACGACCTCCTTTTGTTCTCTGATTATTTCGGCACGAACTCGTGGGCGGCGTTGCGCGCAGAACAAGAGAAGCACGGGTTGGAAACGCGCGATGCAGACTCGGCAACAAGGATAATTTTTACAGGCGCGCCTTCCTGTGACATGGAAAACGCGCGATTAAAAGCGGAGATAAAAGCGTTAAAACTCAACATTGCAAACGCAATATCCGCACTTACTCTCGAAAAAAAGCCTTTATCCGGCTAAAGTATAAGTCCGTTTTCGATCAAAAAATCTTCCGCGGCAAAGGCGATTTTTTCAAATATCATGTCACTCGTGAAAACGGCACACACCTTGCTGTCATTATAAGGACATCCCGAACAGGATGTCCTTTCTTTGCAAAATTGTTTCAGGTCGCGCCATTGCACGGCTAACCGCAATGACAATAACAACTTTTCGGTAATGACTGGATATTGCTCCTCGTTCATTCCTCTACCTCCAATAATTCAGGGTTGTCATGTATGTTGCCGATCACTTCTAAATAAAGGTGTGTTTGTGCGTATGCGAAGCAACCTTGCTGGAAAAATACCGGACATTTCCATTTGTCTACAAAATTTAGGATTCTATACCGTATATCCGGCGAAAATTCCACGACGGCAATCCGAATCGGCTTCTCTGTACTATTCGCCAAATGTCCCCACTTAACAATATCTCCCTCAAAAATCTTCGTGCCGTTCTTGTCGAGTAGTCCCGTGAACTGCTCGACAATAAAACGATCATCTCGCGCGATCTCTTGGAAGTAATCGAATATGCTGAGAATCTTTTTTGCAGGAAACCATTCATCGCCGTAGTACGGCCCATAGCCGCCGCCATCGTCATCAAACTCCACCTGATCCTCTACGTTATCTTGTGTAACCAAAACTTCACGCTTATTGTCCCATGCTCTAAATTCAATCTCTCTCATTCCTCTACCTCCTCACTGGTTGTTTCCGTTTTGGAAATAGCCACTTCCTCGCTCTTGACCGACTGGCGAGCGATCTCGGATTTCAACCTACGAATCTCTTTCAAACAATCTTCGGCAAACCAATCAAGCCTAATTTCTCCAAGTCCTACTTGTTTGCCCTTGTGTTTGTCGATTAGTATTTCAAGTTCTCTCTCAATATCCATCACTCAATCCTCACCATAATTCCAAAACCGCTTTCCGCATATCTTGCACTTGTAGTGGTATTCTTTAGGCTCTATTCCAACAGACCAACAAATTAGTTTACGCCACCGATGTTTGGTTAGTTTGTCGCATAGTTTCTGAAAACAGTTATCCATATCACTCAATCCTCCTCAACTCTCGCTCCATCCGTCGCCACTTCTGCCTGCAATCTCTTTCGTCTCGGTGCTTAAACATCCATTTAACAATTCGGACGTAATACTTTATCTTTTTTCTGGTTGTCATTGTTCTACCTCCTCGATCTTTCGATATTTGCGCTTCTTTGTCATAAAACACTTGCCGCTATTGATATGACATCCCCGCTTATTACACTCGGTGTTTATTTTTGGATTGCACATATAAAGCATCGTCGCTAATCCCACCGATATATTCGATCTCCATCCCTAGCCTTTCTGCCGCTTCAATTTCTGTATGCATCCCGGCTGTCACCGCGCCGAACACTAGCAAGATGTCGCAACACTTCAGAAACGCTAGTCCGCATTGAATCCCTATGTATCGACCCGCCCCGCTGTCACGCAAAAACTGCGGATACAAAAGATGCGGAGCGAATGGCGCGTACCCATGATCTAGCGCGGTCAAACAGTATCGCCTTGCTCGTTCCGTGTTCTTTTCGATGTCTCCGCTGTATGCCGAACATATAAACGCTTTTTTCATCCCTACCACCCCTTCCGGCTCATCAGCCCCGCTATTGTTTTAATCGACTCCGTTGTTATCTTGCCTATCGTCCGGCTCGGTCTGCCTGTGTACGTCGCTGTCTCCGCTACCGTATACTTTTCATCAAATCTAAGTCGTAGTATCTCTTGCGCGATTTGTAGCAGATTCCGCCGACACATGTCTAAATCTCTCAGCTGCCGCTCTCGCGTTTCGCATAAAAACTGGATGTCGCTATGCGATTTCAAACAGTCTCTGTATTCTCTTTCCGCCTTTAAGATCGTCTGTGTCACGGTGTCGCCATCGCCGCCGGATTGGATGCGGTCTTTGTCGTAGCATGTCGCGGACAGACAAACCGCCTCGATGACTTCCGCTTTTGTTTCTCTGTGCATTTTTGACATGACCGCAATAGACTTGATGATATCGGCGCGGTTTTCGAGCATGAACCTGACTTCTGTTTCAGTCATACTTCACACCTCATCATTTCAACACATTTTTGAATTACGAATAATATATTTGGAATTGCGAAACTGTTGCCCAGGGCTTTATATCTT